TACGCCTTTTTCTTTCAGCTTGCGGATAGTAACCAGGCTGTCGACTGTGTTTCGGGCGAAGCGGCTGACCGACTTTGTGACGATGAGGTCGATTTTGCCGGACATGGCATCGGCAATCATTTCGTTGAATCCAATTCGATGCTTTGTGTTGGTTCCGGAAATGCCCTCGTCGGTGTAGACCTTCACAAAATCCCACTCTGGGTTCTGTTTTACATATTGTGTGTAATAATCCACCTGCGCCTCATAGCTGGTGAACTGCTCGTCGCTGTCGGTGGATACTCTGGCATATCCAGCAACCCGGCGTTTCTGCATTGTCACCTTAGAAAGATGCGTCAGTGGGTTAATGGTCGGTGGAATGACTGTGACCGACCGTGCCGCTGTTCTGCTCATTTCTGTTTCCTCCTTGCCTGCAGAGCCTGCTGCCTGGCTTGCTCCTTCATTTCTGGCGTCCAACTTTCTGCTCTGGAGCGGTCTTTCCACCGTTTAACGATTTCGGAACCGTCATCCAGGCAGAATACGATCACATTGTTTTTCTCTGCTCTGATTTCCGTTATTCTGTTCTTGACCAACTTTGCACTGAGCCTGTCGATGCTCAACACCTCAAGTGTGAGAGCCACAAGCGTATCTTCTTTGCTGTACATTCAGATTTGCCCTTGGTCTGGAATGTGGTGCAATTCCAGAAATGCTTGCCTCTGTAAGTAACACGCTTATAGGTGTTGCCGCAAATACCGCAGCGGATGAGTCCTGAAAAGGCTGAACGCGACGGCTTTTTTCGGTTTGCCGTCTGCCGTGCTATCTTGCGAAGCCGCTCCTGGGTTTGTTCAAATGTGGCAGGGTCGATAATTGGCTCGTGCGTACCTTCTGCATAGTACATCGGCAGTTCGCCCTTGTTTGCTACCAGTTTCTTTTCGATATGATTATTGCGGTACCGCTTCTGCAGCAGCGCATTGCCGAGGTACTTTTCATTTGACAAAATTTCTCGCATCCGCTCGGCACACCACTTGCCGCCGAGCGCACCTCTATAACCCCTGGCATTCAGATCACGGCTGATAGAACTCATGCTCTCGCCGTCGTTGAACCGTGAAAATATCTCTCTGACAATGGCAGCTTCCTTTTCGTTACTCTGTACGCCATCTGCGGTGATGTTGTAGCCGAACAGAAAGCGAAGGTTAATCAGTTCACCATTTTCAAAGGCTTTTCGTATACGCCACTTTTGGTTCTCACTGGCTGACAGGCTCTCTTCCTGTGCGTAAGATGCCAGGATGGTCAGCATCAACTCTCCATCTGCGCTTATGGTGTGGATGTGCTGCTCCTCAAAATAGACATCAATGCCTATGCTTTTCAGCTCACGGACTGTTTGGAGCAGCGTCACCGTATTTCTTGCAAAGCGAGAAATGCTTTTTGTAATGATGAGGTCGATTTTTCCTTTGCGGCAGTCCTCAATCATACGCTGAAAATCATCCCTCTGACTTTTGGTACCGGTCATTGCTTCATCGCTGTAAACGCCGCAGTACAGCCAGCCACTGTGGTTTTGTATCAGATTGCTATAGTAGCTGACCTGGGCGGATAAGGAATGCAGCATGGCATCCTTGCCGCTGGAAACACGAGCGTAGGCGCACACACGTAAGGCTCTTGGTTGCACTGGAATGTGGGAAACAACCCGTTCTACAATTCTCTCCATTTGATTCACCTCCTTCGGGTGTGTGACATATTACCTCTGAATCGAGAACATATCCAGTTGTTTCAGCGGAATATACTACCCGAAGATATACCGTACTTTTTTGCGATAATTGTATCAATTTTTGCGTACTCTTTGGTTGAAATAATCCCCTTGGAACGCACACTCCGGGCGAGTGCCATAGCCGTTTGATAGGCCATCAGCCGTTTTTCGTAATCAGTCATAGCTGGACTCCTTTCTGCGAAACTGAGCGTAACAAGCACGAGAGCAAAATTGCCGGTGAGCATTGCCGTAACTTTCAAACTGCTTTCCGCAATGAGTACAAGTAACTGTGTAGTACGCTTTGCGCTGCACCAGTTCGGGATGATTGTTCCACCATGTCATCCTACAAACATCCGAACAGAACTTCTTTTTCCGCTTATGGGGTGTCTGCTCAAGCGGCTTTTTGCAGTTCCGGCATAAACCGTCCGACTCGGCAAAGTCATTTTTCTTCACGGGGTGTCTGGAACAGTAGGACTTTACGGTATTCTTCGGTAATCCCGTTACCGTTGCGATTTTCTTGTATCCGTAGCCTTGGCGTTGCAACTCAGCAATCTGCGTTCGTTCTTCGTTCGTCATAGTCATGGCT